GTGCAGCAGGCGGCAGTCGAGGCGGCACAGCGACGGAACCGCGCCAGAGGATTCCAAAGCACGATTCTTTCGCAATTCGCGGGCCGGAGCAATGAGCCAACCACGAATGGCGCAGCCCCGCTCCGCGCCACGATTGGGAGTTAAGGATGCCAGAACTTCCTGCGCTGGGGGCAAAGATTGTCGGGTATACCAAGGAAGGCCGCCCGATTATCAAGAACGAGGATGGGTCAGTGTCCACTGAACGGACCGCGACTTTTGAGGTTGGTGGACAGTGGATCAATGTTCCCACGATGTTCGGGGGGAAAGAAGTTGATCCTGAACAAGCCTTGGAAATTGTGCGCCAGGCAGGGTTTGTCGATCCTGATACCAAGAAGCCGATTCGTGCATTTAAGTCACAGAAAGAAGCAGAGAGGGCCGCCATTAAACGGTCGAAAGAATTGAACGAGGAAATGAAAGCCTTGGGGGTGTTCGATGGCCGCTGATGGATCTGCTCGCGTCAAACTCTATCTAAGTCGTAAAGACCGCCGCGCGAACTTCGACCGGCGCTGGGAGCAGATGGCTCCCTTTCTCGCGCCGTCGCGGGTCGGGATCGTGTCGCAACGCACCCCAGGCGTGAAGCAGACGACAGGGGTCACGGATTCGACTACCTTAATGGCGGCGGAATTGATGGCCATGTTTGTAGCCGGTCACATCATCAACCCCTCCCAGCAATGGGGCGGCTTGGCGATGGGGAAGGGCAACCGCCCAAATGATGCGATTCAGGAGTGGTTGGAAGATTCCCGTGATCGGATGCTGGCGGCGTTTTCCAATTCCATGTTCTACGGGGAAGCGCCGGAATCACTCATTGACCACGGCGGATTTGGTACCGGCTGTCTCGGCATTGAAGAAATGCCAGAGATGCCGCATCTGCGCGTCAAGGGATTTCGCGGCCTCTTTGTTGAAGCGCATAAGACGGGCCGATTCGTTATTGGGGAAGGGCCGGATGGGTTGATCCATGAAGTCACGGTTGAGAAAGAGATGACCGCAGGCCAACTGGAGAAACGATTCGGCAAAGACAACCTCCCGCCAAAAGCCAAGAAGGCGCTGGATGAACTCAAGGTGGATGAGTGTTTCCAGATCATCCATGATGTGTATCCGCGCACCTTATCGGAGCAAGAGTTTGCCGCAGGGGCCAAGAAGATGCCCTATGCGTCCTGCTGGATTGACTTGGAATCGAAGCATGTCATCCATGAAGGCGGCTACCGGACCTTCCCGAAAGCCATCCCGCGCTATCACAAGACGCCAGGAGAAGTCTTTGGGCGTGGCCGTGGTGACATTGCCTTCCCTGATACCTGGACGCTGAATACCGCGAAGACGATGGGCTTGGAAGATTGGGCGTTGAAGATCAAGCCGCCAATCATGGTGCGGCATGATAGCGTGATTGGGACATTGAAGCTCACCCCTGGCGGTCCGACCTCAATCAATACGCATGGCCAATCCATCCGTGACAGCATCGCCCCCTATGAAACCGGCTCGCATCCTGAAATCTCGCAGATTAAGGAAGAGGAGTTGCGGAAGTCGATCCGACAAATCTTCTTTGTCGATCAGATCCTTGCCTTGATGGAAGTGAACAAATCGGAGATGACGGCGTTTGAATTTAGCAAGAAGATCGAGTTGCTGTTCCGGCTGATGGGGCCGGTCTATGGTCGGACGGAGAAGGAATTTTTGCGGCGGATTTTCGATATCACCTTCGATACGATGTGGAATGCCAACGCCTTTGCTCCACCCCCGCCAGAGATCTTTGATACCGATGGCAACATTGATGTGGTCTTTCAGAACCCGATTGCGCGTGCCCAGCGCAGCGCCGATGTCGAGTCGATCACGATGGCGGTACAAGATCTTGCCCCGCTTGCAGATCGGTTCCCTGATGTGTTGGACATCTTCAAGTCAAAAGAGTTGGCGCGGCATGTGGTGTCGGTCCGTGGCGTGCCTGCTATCGTGACGAACAGCGAAGATGAGATGACGGCGATTGCCGAGGCGCGGCAGCAACAGTTGGAATCGGAACAGATGATTGCAGAGACAGGGAGCGTAGCGGAAAGTGCAGGCAAAGTCGCGCCGTTCCTGAAGGCCATGCAGGGCCAAGGTGGGGCCGCATGATGGAAGACAGCGTAAGAAAGTTGGTCGAGGAGCGATCCATGTTTCTTGCGAAAGAATTGGACCAAGCGATTCTTTCCGCCTATCTTCTATCAAGAACGGTCAACATTGAACTAGGCCCACAGCGGTTTGAGATTGACCCTGCTGAACGAAGCATCAAGGTATGGTGGGCGGAATGATGCGGCAGTTCCGGCACTGGTTAAGGATTAAATGGCAACGCCAGAATCCTGATGAATTGCGGCAGGCGTATCAGATCACGTTTGGGGGGCTGCATGGGCAGGTAGTCCTTCAGCACTTAATGGATACGATCTATTGCCAAGTCTACGAAGGGACCGACGCCCAAGCGGCGTTGGTCTTCAATGCCCGTCGGAGTGTGGTGCACGAAATCCTCTACAACGTGGATATGGCGAACCGCCCCGACCATTACACAATCCCAGAAGGAGTCACACATGGATGAGATGAATGGCAACACCGCTGTCGCTGACTGGAAACCGTTCCTGACTGATGAACTGAAAGCCGATCCGATTGTGGCAGGATGGGCTGAGAAGGCGTCGGAAAAGGATATCCCGTCGATCATGAAGAGTTACGCGCATCTGTCGAAGCGCATGGGGGGCGCGATTACGCTTCCAGGTAAAGATGCCAAACCGGAAGAAGTGCAAGGGCTTAAAGCCAAGCTGTATGAAGCGGGCATCTTTCAGGCTCCTCCCGCAGATCCGAAAGAGTACGGAATTGCCAAGCCAGAACAACTCCCAGAGGGGTTAGGGTGGAACGATGAACTGGCCACGAAGTTCGCGCAGACACTTCACAAGCATGGAGCACCGAAAGGGTTGGCCGCTGACTTGCTTCCGCTCTACCAGGAGGCCATCTTGGGCGCTCAGACGGTCTTTAAGACCGATCAGGAGTCTGGGTTGGCGGCACTGAAAAAGGAGTTTGGTGAGCAGTTCGATTCGCGCAAGGAAGCCACCACTCGCATGATTGGAGAGATCTTCAAGGATGAATCCGAGCTACAGTTATTTAATCAACTGGGTTTAGGCGATCACCCGAAGTTTCTCAGCATTCTGATGCGGATTGCACCAAGTTACCAGCCGGATTCCAGCTATCAGCCTGATGCAGGGCAGGGCAGTGGAACGGGTGGCGAAGCCCCACGCGAAGAGTTGGCGAAGATCATGAATGATAAATCGCACCCCATGCACGCAGGCTACTGGCGGCAACCGCAAGATCCGAAGGTGGTCGAACACATTGACAATCTCTACAAAAAAGCGTATGGGGGAGCATAGGAGATCGCGCCCCGATGCCACTGACCAAAAAGGGGGAAACCATTCTGGCTGCGATGATGAAGGAATACGGCAAGAAAAAGGGCAAGACCGTCTTCTACGCAAGTCAGAATAAAGGGACGATCACTGGGACACACAAGAAATAGGACGGACATGGACGCCTACGCACTTCAAGTACAAGTAGAAAGCCCCACGATTCAGGACGGGCTACGGGCCGATCATCCACGACTGGCGGAGTATATTCGGAACGGCATTCGAAAAGGGTGGGGGAATGAGCATATCGTCAAAGTGACTGGCGCTCCCCCTGAACTGGTGTCACGCGAACGGAGTAAAATCGACAAAGAAAAACGCATGAAGTAATCAGCTAGTCCGGGGAGCCTCCGTGTGGGGTCCGGTGGGATCACCGAAAGGTGACGAACTTGGTGGCGCGTAAGCCACTAGGAAGGTCCGCAAGAGCGGGCAGCCCTCCGCGAGTCGCACAAACGTCTTTTTACACGGAGGTTCCATCATGTCAGTTTATGCCGATCAGGCGTGGGTCCAACGCTTCCACGATACGCTGCTTCTCTCCTATCAGCAAATGTCATCCATCGTGCGGGGACTGCTGTCTCCGGCGATGATTCACTACGATGTGTCTGCCGCGATTGACTACCATGAGCGGCTGGGTAACGGCATCGCCAACGATGTCATTGCTCCGTTCGCGCAGACCGTCGCGCAGAATCTCAATCATTCGCGCCGGTCCTGCACCTTGCAGTCTTCGGACTTCACGGTGTTGGTGAGCGACGAAAACAACCTTCGTAGTATGGTGAATCCGCAGAACGGCTACACCCAGACCATCTTGGCGGGCTGTAACCGGCGTGCGGATAAGCATGTCATTGATGCCTTGATCGGGACTGCCGCTACCGCGTCGGTCACGGCAGGAACGGGCGCAATTACCGCAGGGACGCAGGCGATGCTCTCGGCCCATCAGATCGGCGCGGCGTCTGCGATGGATTTGGCTCGCGTCATCAACGCCAATGAACTGTTGAGCAAGAAGGGCGTGCCGAACGACGGCAAGCGGGCCTTCCTCTACAGCCCAGGCCAGTTGCGGGACATTCTGGCGATTACCCAGGCATCGTCCAGCGACTTCACCCGCAACCAGATTCACGACAAGGGCACCATCAATGGCGTGAACTGGGAAGGATTTAACTGGTACGAAATTGCTGATGTCATCGCTGATGATGCCAGCACAGTCCTGGCGCGGATGCTGCCGGTGCCGTCGTACCGTCAGTGCATTGCGTTCCACCCAAGTTCGGTGGGCTTGTCCATCGGCAAGGAAATCAAGACGCAGATTGACCCGCGCCCTGATTTGCAGAGCCGTCCCACGCAGGTCCGCTCCAGCATGATTATGGCAGCGGTGCGTGTGTGGGAAGGTGGCGTGGTCGAAGTGCGGGCGTTGGAGAACTAGGCTGAATTCAACTGGGAGCCGTCTGAAGAGGGCGGCTCCCCTACAAAGGAGAGACTATGGCTACCGCTCGTGATTCAGTGAACTATGCCGCAATTTTTACCAACAAATACGTGGCGGACTCCCGCAAGATTGGTGGCCGCGTGGTGCCGTTGCCGTTTGAAGTGACGATTGTCTCTGCGGCAGCGACCAACGATACCTACAACCTGACCGTGATTCCAGCCAATGCCCGCGTCATTGGCCTGGAGTGCACCACGAACGGGTTGGGCGCATCGGCTGGTGCAGGTCGTACATTCCAGATCGGAGATTCCGGTGACGATGATCGCTACATGGTGGCGACGGACTTCGATGTGACAGGTGCGGCTGGAACGCTGGCGATTGCCGGAGCAGGCTACACCCCAACCGCCGATACCATCGTGGTTGGGAAGTGTGTCAATGCGCCGACCGTGGGGCAGGTTGTGAAGGGTGTGATCTACATTATCCCTGGCGTGTAGTGGTTTATACGACACCAGGAATGGGCAGTTACGGTGCGGCCTGGACGCATCGTGGGTATAGTGGATCTGGCAACGTACAGGGGCTTCTTGGCTCCTGTACGGGCCGTCCGGCTCTGGTGTGTGGGAATGCTCAGACCGTCTTTCATGACGTTGCCGTGGCAACCGCGCAGCTTGACGATCCAGCCGTGATCGCCGTCAATGATGTCGGGATCTATCTTCGGGCAGTCGATCATTGGGTGAGTCTCCACGGAGCCAACATGGCAGTATGGCAGGCAGGGAGACGGCAGCACTGGGAACGCGATGATGTGGGGTTCGCCCATAGCATTGCGCCATTTTCAGGGGTTGCATACCACTGGGACGGGCTGAACCCCCTGATGGCTCTATCAGGATACTTTGCGATGCAGCTTGCGTACCTCTTAGGGTATGCCCCGATTGTATTGTGTGGATGCCCTGGAGATCCCACGCCGCGATTCTTTGAAGTACAAGACAGATTGAATGTGCCTGCCTCGTTTGGATACGGTGGCGGGACAGGGCCAACCGATCAGAATATCCAACAGCAACTTGTCCATGAATGCCAGCGTGTCCCAGATCTCAAAGACTGCGTGCGGTCAATGAGTGGATGGACACGCGATTATTTTGGAGGGATATAACTATGGCTGCATTTGCCACTATGACCGCAGCGGAAACGCGATGCAAGGAACAGATCGTCGCAGGCACATGGATTAACGCCCATTCGCAACGCGATGAAACGGGCACGATTAGTGTACGTGTGCAGCGCAAGATGAGTCCGACCAATCCTGACTACGGTGGTTGGACCGTCATCACGGACGATGCGACGGACTAAATGACGACCGCCGAGCGTGAACAGCAGAAGTACCGGCGCATGTGGGCGTTCGACCAGTACCACAATAGTTCTCCTGGCGAGCGTGTGGTGCAGACATTTCTTCAGTCATGCCGTCCCTCTCCAGGGGAGACGGTGGCCGACGTGGGGGCTGGGACGGGACGGGCCGGAAAGAAGCTCGCTGAAACTGGGCTAGTCGTGACATTGTTAGATTGTTGCCCTGAAGCCAATGAAACATCGCTGCCATGCCGAGAAGTCATCTTGTGGGATCTACCATCAGACCTCCCGCGATTTGATTGGATTTATTGTGTCGATGTGTTAGAGCATATCCCTACGGAATACGTGGAGCAGACCTTGCGAAAGATGGCCAGAATCACAGGGAAGGGCGGCTATCTGCAAGTGTGCTGCGTCCCTGATAACTGCGGGAAAATGATCGGTGAGACATTGCATTTGACTGTGCAACCGATGGATTGGTGGGCGAAGCAGATTCAGGCGCATTGGCCGATTGCATCCCAGCAGACAGACGGTACCTACTCCACGTTCATTTTGCGAGGCCCCTATGGCGAGTGAAACGGATCTGCTCAATGATGCGTTGAGCCAAATCGGGGAAGTCAGTATCGGCAGTATCAACGATGGGACCGTCAACGCGAACTACTGCCTCGCGCTCTATCCGCCGCTGCTCGACTCAATCCTTCGCAGCCATCACTGGAACTTCTCGCTGACGCGAGTCTCGCTCTCCGCTGATGTCGCCGCGCCAGTCTACGAATATGCCTATGCCTACACACTCCCGTCAGACTGCTTGAAAGTAGTGGCGTATGCCGGTGGACAAACTTCTACCGCGTCCACATGGCTCTATGACGGCGTTCGCACGCAGCCGCTGCCGTTTAAGATCGAGGGCCGCAAGCTCTATTCCAATGAAGGCGTTGTGTATATCCAGTACGTTGCAAGAAAGACAAACCCCTCTGAGTGGGATGCGCTCTTTTATCAGGTGGTGGCAACGTGGCTGGCGTCCAAGCTGGCAATGGCGATTACGAAAGATGCCCGCAAGTCGAATGCGCTGCTCCAGCAGGCGGTGACCGTGCTGCTGCCGATGGCGTTGGCGGTTGATGGGCAAGAAGGATCAGTCGAACCGTTCGTAACGGACGATCTGCTGTGGGGCCGCGCACTTGGCTAAAACACGACCACTGTGGACAAACTTTTCAAAGGGTGAGCTATCTCCGCTGCTCGAGGCTGCAAATGATCTTGCGGCCTACTTTGAAGGCGGCTCGACTATTGAGAATTTCCGCTTGCTTCGCCAGGGCGGCATTACTCGTCGCGCCGGTACGCGCATGATTGCCGAAGCACGGTACTCGAATAAAGACGCTATCCTGGTCCCGTTTGAGTTTAGTGTGGACGACACCTATATCCTTGAGTTGGGTGATGGGTATTTTCGTGTCTACAAAAACAAAGCCCAAGTCTTGAGTGGCGGTGTGCCATTGACGGTTACGGCTCCCTATGCCGAGGCCGACGTTCGCACGGTGCATTACACACAATCCGCCGATGTGTTGTTTTGCTTCCACGGTTCCTATCAGCAGCGAAAAATTGGACGAGTATCCGATACGAACTGGACGGTTAGGCCGCAAGCTGCGAATCCTCCGCCGTCATATGAAAAAGATACGGATATCAGTGGCGGGGTAGCAACGCTCACGCTTGGGGCGATTTCTGGAACTGGTGTGATTGTGACTGCTTCAGCCTCTTCTTTTCTCCCTGCTGATGACGGAAGGCAGATCATTAGCGGGGCAGGGAGAGCCATTATCACCACGTACACCAGTGCGACACAGGTTACGGTCGATATCCTCGATGAATTTTCGAGCGTGGGTCCAATCCCGTCTGGAGAATGGTTTGTCCGGCTGTCTCCGCAGACCACGCTGGACCCGACAAAACGCGCCCCTGTGGGGAGTACGGTAACATGCGTGGCAGGCGCAAACGCGTTTAGAACCGAAGATGTGGGCAAATATATCGTCATCTATGGCGGGCTTATTAAGATCACATCGCGGACGAGTGCCACAACCGTTGTTGGGACGATTCTATCCATCATGTCGGAGACGGCTGATGCGAACCCTGCTGCGGCTCCAGCGGGAGCATGGACACTGGAAGAGGCATCATGGAGCGATGAGTTGGGATGGCCGAGAACAGGGGAATTTTACCAGGGGCGTCTCTACCAGGCTGGCACGGTCAGTCTCCCCACGGCTATATGGGGATCGGCGTCTGATGACTACGATAACTACGCCTACGGTGTGGTGTTTGATGCTGCGGTGGAATACATCATGGCCTCGCGTAAGCTCAACCGCATTGAATGGTTGGCTGACAATGATTCCTTGATGGTTGGCACATCAGGGTCAGAGCATCGTGCAACGGGAAGCGGGAACGATAATTCATTGATTGGCGGGGATACCCTGCCGCTGGTGCGGCGAGTGTCGAGCCAGGGGAGTATGTCTGTTCAGCCTGTCGTCTCCAATAAGCAAGTGGTCTTTGCGGATCGAAGTAAGCGCAAGCTCTATAGCTTGCAATGGGAACTGAACCAGGACGGGTTTGATTCCGATGAACTGACATTGATGGCCGAACATATCACAGAGTCAGGGATTCGCCTTGGACCGATGGCGTTTCAGCAGCGACTTGATCCACGGTTGCATGTTGTCCGTGAAGATGGCGAGCTTATCACGATGACCTTCTTTCTAAAGGAACGGGTGATTGGCTTCACGCGATACGTGACAGATGGGACGTTTGAATCAGTTGCGGTGGTCCCGAATGCGTCTGGTGGGAACGATCAAGTGTGGGTATTGGTAAAGCGGACGATTAATGGAGTGGTCAAGCGGTTTGTTGAGATGCTGGAGGATGACCATGAAGACATCTCGACTCGCGCATGGTCTTCGCTCCAAACGGATTGCGCGACTGTGTATAGCGGGGCGGCAACACTTAACATCCCTGCTGCACATCTGGAAGGTGAGACAGTCGATGTCATTGCCGATGGGGAATATATCGGGCAGAAAGTAGTCGCAGGCGGAGTGGTGACGTTAGATGAGACAGCCTCAGAAGTTGAAGTGGGGTTACACTATGGGTCAACCGCAACGACCATGCGCCCTGCGGTGAAGGGAGAGAACCTTGAAGGAATCCCTCGTTCGTGGGATAAGATTTCGGTCAGAGTGCATCGGACAAAGGGCGGCATTATCAATGGCAAGCCGATGCTCTACGCTCCAGGCACATTAGGCGTCAATGCACTGTTTACTGGCGATGTGAAGGTTACTGGGCAGGGGTGGGACACTGATGGCCGTGTCACCATTGCACAGGATCAGCCGTATCCCATGACAATCTTGGCGCTCTATGGGAGTCTGTCATTTGGCGACAAAGATTAGGCCGGAAGTCCGACCCTTTCAAATTGAGGATGTGTCACGGCTTGTGAACCGTGACGACCCCAACCAGTCTTGCGATATTACGATTCAGCACGCCAATGCAGGACCGGCTTTCACAGCATGGGTGCGTGATCGTCCAGTGGGGTGCGCGGGAGTCGTCTTAGCATGGCCTGGAGTGGGAGCCGCCTGGATGTCGGTGAGTGACGACATTGCAGAACATGGGTTGTGGTTGACGCGCCTGACGCGAGCGTTTCTTCGTGACATTATCCGCGTGCATCGCCTCCATCGCCTTGAAGCGGTGGCGCTCGATGAGAGCGTGCGAAACCAGCAATGGCTTCGTGTATTGGGGTTTGCTCCCGAAGGTGGGATTGCCCACGCCTACTTACCTGACAAGCGAGCCGTGCAACGATTTGAGCTAGTCGAAGGGATGGACACATGGCCTATGTAGCAGGCGCAATGGCAATTCTCGGTACGGTGATGGGCATTGGCTCACAGTTGGCATCTAGTAAGGCCAATGCCCAAGCCTCTGAGGAGGAAGCACGAAACTTTGAGCAGGTAAGCGCCTTTCAGGAGCGGCAGTTTAGGCGTGGGGCTGGGCTAGAGGCCGCGAAGGGGCGAGCGATTGCTGCCGCAAGTGGTATTCGCGCTGATACGGGAAGCCCGCTGTTGCAAGAGTTAGATTTTGCCAAGCAGACAGAACTACAAGCGCAGGACATACGAAGAACAGGTGGCCTTATGGCGTCGGGGAAACGCTATGAGGCGAAGCTATTGAACCGATCTAATCTCTTCACCGGCATCTCTGGAGCCGCGCAGGGCACCAGCATTCTCTCGTCGTTCTTTGCGACTCGCGGCGGATATCAGAGTCGCTATCAGCAGTATGATCCGGTCTGGGGGAAAGACTAATGCCGAAGATTCCCGTTCTCACCGCGCAAAGCCAAGGGGCCATGCTCCGCCTACCATCAGCCAATGCCGAATCGCTCGGCGGGCAGGCGGGCCGGTCTGTGATCGGGTTAGGCAATACGCTGGGACGAATCGATGCGGCGTTGCAGGACCAAAAAGATAAGCTCGATATTGTTTCGCTGGAGGCCGATTATCAGGATGGTCTTGATCGGGCCTATCAGGAATCGCTAAAAGAACCCGACATTGCCAAGCAGCCGATGGTCTTCGGCAAGTATCTTGATACACTGAACGAAGATCTCATGAAGCGTCCGGTGTCAACTCCTGTGCGAACGGCGTTCCAGATTCACAAAACGCAGTTAGACCAGCGGGCAGTAATTGCGCTCCGCCATGAAGGGCGAAAGATCGAAACGGAACGGCAGATCGTGCAAACGAGCCAGGCCGCCGAGCAGCGCATGGATCAGGCGGCAGCGTACTCGCAACTCAGCCCAGACTCACAGGTGCAGGATATCAGCAATTTATCGAGTATGGCCGAGGCTCTTGTGTCAGGGCTGGAGAAGAACGGACATCTCTCGCCGCTCAATGCACAGAAGATGCGCGAAGGGCTACAGGATCGGTATTGGTCAGCGTTTGCGCGGCAGCATCCTGATGAGATGCTGGCGATGCGAGCGGGTGGCCCAACAGGGTATCGCCCCGTATCGCTGGATTGGGGGAAGCTCGCGCATTATGAACAAGTGGCGACGCTTACCATGCACGCACAGCAGGTCGAAGACGACCGCCTGCGAAGGCAGCAGGAAGCAGCGGTAAAGCAGACGCAGGCCATGAATGCAAACCTACTTACGGCAGATGTCCTTGAAGGGAAAAGCATTGCAGATCGTCTCCCTTCAATGCTTCGGAGCAGAGATGTTGATGATGGTGTGGCGCGTACATTATCTGAACTGCAAACGAAAATGCAGCAGGCCCCCGATATGACCCGATACGAGCGCGGGTTAGCGGCTCAAATCGACGCCTCGCTCAGTGCATTGAAGTTCTCCCCTGAAGCACTCCAAGATGGTCTGGAGCAAGGGCTTGTCAGTGATTTTACGCAAGGGAAAATCCTCAAGGAAGAGTTTACGCATTTGATGGGCGTGTTTCGAGGCGTGCAGGAGTATCGACAATCTAGCGGACATGCAGCCTTGGATAAGGAAGTCAGCCACGCGCATACAAATTTGGTCCGCAGCCTAAGAACAACTGGCCCCGCAGATAAATTCGATGCACTATCTGAGCAAACCATTACGGATGCCGAACAGTTTTTTTACCGCAAAATGGCGCAGAATCCATCCGAAGATCCGTGGAAAATCATGAAGCAGGCCGAAGACATCTTTAAGCCAGTTGTAGAGAAGCGTCTTGGCTTAACCAAGACTGATCGGATGCAACTGGACGATGCCAAAATGAAAGGCTTGATGGATCTCAAGGCGATTTCCCCTAGCGCATACAAAGCCTACCGAGACGAATCTCAGTCGTCTCGTGGCCGAGCAGCGGTTGAGGAGGCTATTCGCAACCTTCCTCCACCCCCTCCTCCTGGGTTTATGGAGAGATTCTTTGGCGGCAAGTCTGAACCAGATCGGTCCAAAGGCGTGATGGGTGCAGAATAATGGACGAGACATTTGACGAGTCGTACAGTAAGTCCAGATTGGCGACCGATCAATGGCAGTCGAGCCAACTGGAAACTCATGGTGGAGGCGGAACTATCTATAACCCGTTTACGTCCCTGTCAGTCGATGCGCCTCCCAAAGACGGGAATGATACGACAGCCACTAATGAGAAACCGATTACGGAATTGACTCTCGCCAAGCCCCCTGGGCCTGATACGCCTGGGGAGGTAGTGACCGATCAGCCAATCAAGTCCGTTGAGCGCAAAACGATCACCGTTGACACGCCGGAGATGGAGGCGGTGCGTCAGCAGTACAAGGACTTGACTGCAAAAATTGGAACAGGCGAGTTAGCTGCAGAGCAGATCGGGAAAGCGGGCAAGCAACTGGCTGAAGCGTTGCACCCTGGTCTTGTTGTGGCCGGTCGAGCCATTGGTCTCGATGAAACGCAAGCCGATGCAATGGCGACAGGGTTTGTGGAATTCATGGCTGGCCTTCCAGGCGGAGAAGAGTCCGACACAGCCGCAGGGATCGAGACAGCGTTGGCCGCAGTCCCAATGGTAGGAGCCGTCCTAAAGAGTGGCAAGGTTGTCGGGAGAGAATTGGCCCCGCTGATCGCAAAAGAATTCGGCAAGGCCGTTGAAATTCTTCGATCTGAACGTGGGTCAATGTCAATAGGGAAGGGGAGTGGCAAGCAGTCTACGGGCACTGAAACGCCTGTTACGTGGGAAGAGGCCGTGCGGATTGACGAATCGCAGCGAGCCTTTGACGAACATCTCAAGACATTTTCTGATCGTGTCTCAAGACAGCGCCGTGGTGTGCGGTCAGATGTGCAAGTTACCGCAGAGTCGGTACGGCCTGACGCTATTCAGCTAGAAGGGTTTCTCGATCTTCCGCCTGGCACGATCTTAAAAGACTCTGATGTAGTTGCGGTCAAGCGCATGTTTAAGGATCTTGCGGAACCTGTCAGGCAACTATCCGCTTGGGTTGCCGCAAATCCAAAGGATGAGCAGGCATTCTTGGCGCTGTTGCAGCAGATGCCTAAAGTACAAGAGGCAGTCAGCAAGATCGCTGGAGTCTATGCGGAGTCTGGGCGCACGCAACGCTTACTGAGTCCGTCGCGTCCTACCACAGGGATGATTCCAGCAAAGACAGAAGAAAAGGTTAGGATTAGCGACCCCTACATAAAACAATGGCTGGACTTCTTCAAGCAGCAAGACGACTTGGCAAAAACTGGAGCGCCAGCCCTTACTCGCCAAAAGCTCACACAGATCATTTCCGGCATGAAGACACCGGAAGAATTCATGGCCGCAGCAAAGGTCATGGCAAATCCGACCAAATGGGATATGTTCGTGGAATACTGGATCAATGGGCTACTCTCCAGCCCAGCGACTCATGCCACAAACATCATCAGTAATATGGCCACGATTGCGTGGGCCATTCCAGAACGGCAGATGGCGGCAATGTTCAGCAAGGAAGTTAGACCATCGGAAGCCTTGGCGATGGCTCGCGGCATCGTGGAGGCGCAGGGCGATGCGTGGCGTATGGCTTGGCAAGCGTTCAAATCAGAAGAGTCTCAGCTTGGGCACGGCAAGCTGGAGGGTCCATCACGTGCCATTACGGCTGATGCGCTGGCGCTGACGGGCGTGCCAGGTCGAGCAGTTGACTTTTTAGGGTCTATGATCAGATTGCCAGGGCGATTCCTTTTAGCGGCTGATGATTACTTTAAGGCGATTGCCTTTCGCGCTGAAGCCCGCGCACTCGCCAAGCGAGAAGCGTATCGCTCCGTGACAGAGGCGGGCCTGACTGGCGAGCAGGCTGCACGGAAGATGCGGGACATTGAGCAGCGCATTCTGGCGAATCCTCCAGACTCGATTGATGAAGCGGCTAAGGAGTTTGCGGCATACACCACGTTTACAAGGGACTTGGGGGAAGCTGGCCAGAAAATGCAAGCTCTTGCCGGTACCCCGCTGGGACGCATCGTACTGCCTTTCGTGCGAACCCCTACGAATATCTTCAAATATGCAGGGGAGCGGACACCACTGGCATTTGCTTCAAATGCGGTACGGGAAGAACTGGCGGCTGGCGGATCACGGATGGCGTTGCAGTTAGCCAAGATCAGCCTTGGCAGCATGACGATGGCCTACTTGGGGAGTTTGTCGGCAGAAGGCATCATTACAGGTGGTGGGCCAAAAGATAAGGAACTTCTCAAGATTAAGAAGCAGACGGGATGGCAACCATATTCCGTGAAGGTTGGCGATGAGTATATCGCACTGTCTCGCATAGAGCCGTTCGGATCATTTCTAGGGATCGCTGCTGATGTGGCAGACCTTGCTGGACAACTCCCGAAGGAAGAGGCGGACAAATTAGTTGCTGCCGTACTTGTTGCCTTTCAGAGAAACATTTCCAATAAGACATTTGTAAAGGGGCTGGCGGGCACATTGAATGCGGCAGCATCGTCAGACATCAACGTGTGGCAATCCTTCCTTGAAAAGGAATTGCCGACAATCGTCCCAGCCTCTTCAGGGATGCGACAACTGACGCGCCTGAATGATCCAGTGATGCGCGAAGTCGATAGTATTCTGGATGCGTTCAAGTCGAAGGTTCCTGGCTATTCAGATAGCTTGCCGCCCACACGTAATCTCTGGGGTGAGCCGATCCTCTTTGAAGGTGGTGTTGGGCCTGATCTTGTTACCCCACTCTATACGTCTTCAGTGAAGGCTGACACTGTAGCAGAAGAATTAGTGAAGCAGCAGATTCCCATTTCCTTGCCTGATCGTAACATTGAAGGCGTGCGACTCACGCCGCAAGAATATGATGCGTTTCAGAGACTTGCTGGAAGCGTGAAGACATTAAACGATATGACGCTCAAGGAGCGATTGCAGCAGGTTATTCATTCCGATCTATACATGCACGCATCGGATGGTCCTGACGGGGGGAAGAAAGCCATTATCACGCATTGGATCAGCGCCTACCGAGACTATGCCAGAATGGTGATGACAAATCCTGAGCGCACACAGGAATATCTACACACAACCTTCCCAGACTTAGCGCAACGCGTGCAGGACAAGCGTGGGAAACGTGCGACGCAGTTCAATGCCCAGTAAGGAGTTACTATGCTGAATGAATCTGATGCCGTCAACCGAAGCACCGCGAACGGGGCCACGACCGTCTTCCCGTACACCTTCAAGATTCTTGATGAATCTGAAATTGAAGTGCTGGCGAACGAAACGGTCTTAACACTTGATACTGATTATGCCGTGTCTGGTGTCGGGGTGGATGGCGGTGGGAATATCACGACGGTTGCCACGTATGCCAACGGAACCATCATCACGCGACTTCGCAAGCAGCCAACCACACAGACTTCAAACTACCAATCCGAAACCTTCCCCCCAGAGCGCATTGAGCGGGACTTTGACAAGCTGGCGATGCGGTTGCAGCAAGTGAAAGAGCATCTTCGCCGCTGTCTCTCGTTCAGCAAGTCGTCTTCGACTGTGGATCAATCCGTAGACGCGCCTGTTGCGGGGAGTTTTGCGAGAGCGAAGGTTGGCGGAGGAATCGACTGGGCTAATGTGGTGAGTGCTGGGACGATCTCAACCCCTGTTGCGGTTGCTGAAGGCGGTACCGGAGTCACGACGGCGACAGGTACAGGATCAGTCGTCAGGCAAGACAACCCGACTATTAACAACCCGACGATTGCCAGCCTCGCCTTATCAGCCGTTACAGACATTTCAATGGTCGGCGGCATTAACGAAGCCATCTCTACAGTGGCATCATCAGCAACCCCAGATATCTTTGCGATTACCGTTGGGAATACGGTGAATTATACCGGCGCAACTCCCGCAACGGGGTTTGTCGCCTCGCCGCAGGCTGGTGCCCAGCGGTTACTGGTCTGTGCGGCGGCGGCTCCCTTCGTCGCAGGCGCAAATATGCTGATTGACGGGATTGCCAGTGGAGGGACATTTACTGCGGCAACGGGAGATAAGATCTTGGTGGTGGCCGTAACCACCACGCAATTCCGCCTTACGCCTATGAAGGCTGACGGAACCGCTGTCTCTAACCCGCTCTCTTCTCTCACATCAATCCAGAATCCAATCATCAATGGGACAATGGAAGTGTGGCAGCGTGGTACGACATTCGCGGCTGCGGCTGATGGACAATTTGCGGCAGACCGCTTTCACTGGAAGCAAGTTGGCGCTGGAGTCGTCACGCTGAGACAGTCCACGACTGTCCCTAGCGTGGCGCAAGCTGGCGTCTTGCTGAACTACAGCCTGGAAGTCGATGTAACCACGGCTGATGCGGCTATTGGTGCAGCCGATACCTACTCGGTCAGGCACAAAATCGAGGGTGGGAATTGGCGACACTTTGCCCAGCGAGAAATCACAGTCTCCTTTTGGGTATCTTCCACGAAGACGGGGGTCCATTCCTTTGCGATACGCAATAGCGGCACGGACCGATACTACATTGCAGAGTACACTGTGGATGTTGCAGATACCCCTGAGCATAAAACAATTACCATCGGCTCGTCTCCAGCAGCGGGAACGTGGAACTATACAACCGGCATTGGAGCCGAGCTAATCTGGACGTTAGCGGCGGGGTCGAACTTCCACGGCACTGTAGGAGCTTGGACGGCTGGGGCGCTCTATGCGTCGGCCTCTCAAGTCAATGGACTCGATTCCAATTCCAACTTTTTCCGTATCACTGGTGTCAAAATGGAGATCGGGGGATCAGCCACGGCGCTCCAATATATCCCGTTTGCAGCAGAATACGAACAGTGCAAAAGGTACTATCAGAAGTCGTTTGCCTACGATGTCGCTCCGGTGCAGAATGTCGGCTCTGCGGCATCATGCGAAATATGGTACTCCCCCTATACTGCCACGACGGCAAATGCGTTTGTCGTTCCGCTGAAACCAGCTATGATTGACGCCCCATCGGTAACGACCTATAACCCATTTGCAGCCAATGCTCACCCAAGAAATGCGTCGGATGCAGCAGATGACGCCATCTCTACACTTGTGTCAAATGCGAGACAGTTAATCTTAAATTTTGGTCCCAATGCTGCGAATACGGCTGGCGATTTTCACTATCTCCACTGGACTGCTGATGATGAGCTATAATCCGCGCAACATAGGTAGAAATAATAAATTGTTCACAGGAACATGGTTCCCTATAATCACCTTACTGGAGGGGCATATGAAGCGTTATATTGCAGTTGTATTGATGGCGTTGGCGGTTGTGTGCCCTGGCGAGGGGCAGGCTGAGATCGGCGCTCAGATTTCAGCTAAGGCCGATGTGACTGTTACGAATGCAGCCACGCTAGTCTTGGCTGCTAATGCCTTCCGTTCGGCACTGAACTGCACGAACACATCGGCCACGGTACATGTGCGATGGGGTGATTCTGCCGTTACCGCAAGTACGGGGCAACGACTGCCAGCAGCAACGGCGATTGAGATTGCGAACAAAGCGGCGGTGTATATGATCTCAGAAGGTGCCAATGTGACTGTCTCTTGTACGGAGGAAACACGATGAAGCGGTACATACTATTTGCCTGGCTGATCTGTGCGGTGGTGGGCGCTGAATGGGCGCAGGCGGCGAACATCGGTGGCGGAGGGGCCGGTAGCGGTGGCGCAGGTGGCGTTTCCGTCGAGGAAGATGCGGCCCATTCCAACGGGGAAAGCGTCGTCCCGATTGCCTGCCGTCGCATTGATACCGCTGCCACGAGCGCCGGAGCATCTGGAGATTGGGCCACGGTGGACTGCGATGCGAACGGCAATATGCGAGTGACTATTGGCACTGCCGTTGCGCCCACGAATTTTACCCCATCAGACGGCTGTACGCTGGCGTCCACTACTATTGATATTTCATCGGCCACCACGACGACTGTTGTCTCGTCTGTTGCATCAAATTATGTGAAAATCTACGGCTTGTTTTTCCGAGTCGGCTCAACCGGCGCGAACAATGTGACGGTGCGAGACTCAACGCCGACATCGCTGATTCCATTGATGGACCTGACCGCCAAAGAGTCCCTATTCCTACCCATGCAGCCGACGCCGTGGTTTGCGACCGCCGTCAGCACATCGTTTCAAATCGTGACCTCAACGGCGATCCCTGTTGTTGGGCGCGTCTACTACACGCAATGCACCACGGCACCATAGGAGCAACGCATGAACACACCCTATTATGTGACAACTCCAGAGGGCGTCAGTCGATTATGGGAGCCGACTCGTGCGGGATTGATGGTCCCGTCAGAGAGCTACATCGCCAAGTTGAAGGCGCATGGCGTGCAGATCAGTGAATCGTTACCCGAAGCGCAGTCGTTCGGGATTCTGCCAGCGGTGGCTGCGATTGCAGGGGTATCGGCCAAGGGACTGCAACAGAACGTCTCTCGCCGTGGGTTATTTAGCGTGGTGGGGGGTATCCTGGCTGGTGCCACAGTCGCCCAGTTGCTATCGGCTGATCGCGTCATGGCGCAATTCGGCGGGGCTGGATCGGACTCATTCATCCTCCTCGTCTTGAGCGATCCGTCTGCGGGGCTGTCTCCAGCCGACAGTACCACCTACTATTATGGCAGCAACATCGGGCCAGGCACAGGCAATCAATCATCGTGCGAGCAGGTAGTCCCTGTCAGCTGCACGCTGTCTGCATTTTCGTCGGTCCATGCCAAAACCGGCACGACGGCGAGCGGAGAAAATGTCACGCACTATGCCAGAAAAAACGACACGACAGATTCAACAGGTGCGACGGCGGCTTGGGACAATGCAGCGGGGGCGACGAAAGTTGCCACGGAGACGGGTATCAATCTGGCGTTTAGCGCAGGCGATCTAATTATGGGAAAGATTGCCACCCCAGCCTGGGTCACGAATCCGACCGGCTGCCGCCTCTCTGGTACGGCGTATTTCACGAAGTAGGGAGCACACGATATGATGGTATTAGTCTCTCTATTGGCCCTTCTATTGGCCGCATTTCCGGCTCACGCCGCCACATCACTGTCAGCCTGGACGACAGACGGCAACGCCAAGGTGGGGCCGCGAGACGCGGCGGGAACGGATACCGCACTATCAATCCGTTCGGCGAAGTTGTCTTACGGGAGCGGGCAGATCATCGCTCGGTGTACGGATACGGCTGGCAGCGCCACCTGTACCGGCGTCGATGTGACGCTCCCTGATCTCGTCATGACGGGCGGGCCGACACTCACGATCAGCGCCACGACCAACGCGACGCCGGTAGCCGTGACGTTTACAGCCAATCACAACCTATCCTCGCAAGGGCAAATCAAAATCTCAGGGACCGGCATCGGGGCGCTGGACGGCAATGTGTACTATGTGACGGTCACCAGCGCAACCGCCGTCACGCTCAATGGCACGACGGCCCCTGGCTCAACCTCGGCGACCGGCACGGCGCAATACGCGATTCATAAAAACAACATCACCGGCTATCGCGGCGACACGATGTACGTATTTACGCCATCCAGTCCGCCCACGTTGGCGACGACGGGCGAGTTCCCTTGGCGACTGATTCCTGGCTATGTCGGGGCCGATAAAAAAGATCCGTACCAGATGGAAACGCGCACGGTGTTCCCCATCTCCGTTGCGACCATTTCGCCGGTATTCCGTGAATGGTGGCCGACGCCCAACGTGCAGCACGCGACCAATGCGCTCAACGTACACAATCTGCTGACTAACGGCGAGCTGGGTCACAATCTGACCGGCTGGACTTCCTCGACAACCGGCACCGGCAGCAGTCCTGCGTTTGCGATCACCGGCACCGATGGCAGCGTGTCGCTCCCTGGCGGAGCGGCAGGTACCTCGAAAATCGAACAGTGCATCACCACGCAAGCGGGCTGGTGGTACACCCTCTACTATGCGCGGGTCAACGGCACGGTGAGTATGCAGGTCGGTTCGTCATCTGGCGCGTCTGACTTACTGGCCAAGACCTCAGCAGCGGCCTCGGCTCAAGCGGATTTCGCGGGAGCCGATGGCACGGCCTGCGTTCAGATTTTTGGCGAGAATAATACCGCGCAGGCGAAGCGGATTGTACTGGCAAGGGCCAGAACCCGCGATTGGAGCTTATATGCCAACCCGACCAGCAGCGGCTGGACGGATGTCTCCAGCGGCGGGACCGTGACACATTCCACCGGCAGCAACGGCCAAGTGACGTTTAACGGAACGGGCGGGACGGCGGCATTGGAAACCACGTTTACCGTTGAGGCGAACACCACGTATGTATTGTACGCCTCTGGCACAGGGCTGCAATTCTCAGTCGGCACCACATCAGGCGGCACGGATATCAAAACGCTCACGACTGTCGCCAACGAATCGTATATTTCGTTTTCCACTGGGGCCACGTCAGGCACGGCCTATTTGCGGGTGCAAAACAGCGCGGCCTCATCCATCACGGCAAGCAACATCTATGTGACGACGCCACTCAGTACAGGGCGTATAACCACGAGCGGCACCTATACCAGCACGGCGACGAAACAATACATCATTGAGATTACGCGCTCAGGTGGAGCGGCCACGGTACCAGTCGGGCAATTCCAATGGTCTGACGACAACGGCGCAACGTGGAGCGCGAACACCAACATCGCGGCGAGCGTGGTGTTGTCGAATGGCATCTCTGCTGTGTTTACGGGCGACCACAACGACGGTGAGCGGGTGACATGGATCGCGGCTCCTGTGCGTAATCAACCGATCTGGCTAGATATCTATGCGGATTCGGCAATCCACGCAGGGATCTACTCCGGCACAGCGGTCCTGGTGGGGGCATCCCCTGTCGCCTCTATCAATGTGCCGATCACGTTTGAAGTACTCCCGATCACGATTCCTGCTGAAAACACCTACGTGCGGACGTTGTGGGGTTTGGCGGAAACCGCGTTGCCCACGGTGCATGGGCTGGCAGCGGGAACACTGTCCGATCTGCATATTCTCTACTGCAAGGCTGGGCTACGCAACCATCTTACAGTCGGCGCGAATCTGAGCCGGTATCCAGCCTGGAGTTGGCACGCGACGACGGGTGCGATTTCCTCCATGACGACATCGTTCACCAACGTAAACAAGATCGGGAAAACATGCATGGATGGCGTGGACACCTATGCCACGTTGGGCATGTACACCACGCCGAAAGGCGCGGCATGGTCCGTGTTCCCCTATCCCAACCAACCGTCAGGCGTCAATCAGCCGACGAGCCTCTCAAGCACGGCCTATAACACCGGATCACTGAATCTCACGAAGCACTTGAATGCGATCAACGACGCGACGTATGGCTGGACAGCCAAGGTGTTGCAATGCGATGCCGTGTGCGATGCCACGTATGGGCACAATGACTGGTCCACGAACCTGGACCGGCTGTTGTTTTACGGCATTGACGAGCCATCGTTGAACACCAGCTTAGGCAGCGCAGAATCATCGTCGGGTGAGGCGATGCGGGAACTGCACGATAACCTGATTGCCACGTTCGCCGCAGGCGCGAAGCTGCTCACGACAAAAGAGGTATTGAGGGCAGGTACGGGCGACGAAGCCCTGCGAGGGCGAATCGACATATGGTTTCCCATCGGGACCAATACCACGCGGGGCATCGGTAAACCGTCCGGCAGTTTTGCCACCACCGGCGTCTACGCCACACGGCAGGACTATCTGGATTCAGGCGCGTCCGACATCGGGTTCTATGATGCGTGCTCTGTCAACGGCTGCACGGCGGGCAATGGCACACTCGATATTGCCCCCTACTCGCCCTATGTCAATAGCGCCAACGCAGGCGAGACAGGGCAAGCCTTTTCGGATGGCGTCCCTCATATCACGGTGGACGAGGATCAAGCCGTCACGCGGCTCTGGTTCTGGATGGCGTGGCATTGGGGCCGTCCGAATTATCTCCTCTACTATGCCAGCACCGACTCCCTGACAGACGGTTACGGGTGCTACAACGGCTCAGGCGGCTACAGTGGATCGCGTGGGCAGAAAAACACCGGAGATTGTTTGGCCTACGATGAGACGGCGCACATGTTTCAGGGGGCGGGCGATGCGTCCTATTTCTTCCCTGGCACGGCGGCACAGTGGGGCGGCACAAATCCATTCGTGATTGAGTCCTACCAGCTCAAGGCGTTGAGGGACAGCATCCGCGATATGACGCTCTTGCACATGGCCTACGCGCAGTCTGTTGACGGAGGGACCGAACTGCTCTCGATTGTCGAGCGGGCGATGGAGAATAGCAACAAAATGCGGGCACGCAGTAACCCAGCGTATGTTCGCTCAATGGTGCGGGATCTCGAAAATCTCGCCGCACGTGATGCTGGGTATAACCGCACACGGGGCGGTACCTCACGCATTGGCACATCGCCCTATCCGAGGGCACAATAAATGTTGCAGGATGCGTATAAGTGCATTGTGGAGTTGGAGAAGAAGGTAGCCGAATCGAAGCCGAAAGACGAAAAGAAGGGGGAGTAATGATTCTTGACCTGATCCGAGTCGGCCAATCCTCACGCGGGACGCAGGGCGTCATTCGATTCGGGGCGGTGGCCTTCTGCCTCACGTTGGAGCGTCCGTGGGCAGACAACCAAGAGAACATCTCCTGCATCCCGCCTGGGCGGTATCGCTGTGAGCGGGTTCGCTCTCCGAAATTCGGCTGGACCTTTGAAGTCAAGCATGTCCCGAATCGCACGCACGTGCTGTTTCACAGCGGCAATACCCTGGAAGATACCCACGGCTGCATTCTGGTCGGGGAAGAGTTTAGCGGCACCTGGGATAAGCCGATGTTGGCGTCCAGTCAGCGCGGGTTTACTGAATTTCTCAACATGCTGGATGGTGTCAATGCCTTTGAATTGAACGTCCTTGATCCGCCTCCACCCACGACCACGCAGGTAATGGTATGAAACTCTTTCAGTGCAAGCTCTGCAAGAAGATGATCCGGCACGATGACATGAACAATCATGTATTGCACTTCTGCCCCAAGAGGCAGAAATAGTGAGAGGGGAATTATGGGGGCTACGCTATGTCGCACGAGCCGGTCGATGAAAGCCGTGAAGCTGGTCCCACCTGGCGATGGATTGCTATGGGGGCTTGCGGTCTTGTCGTGTCTGTTGGGGGGCTGGCTGTTGGGTTATGGAGTGAGTCCCTCGATCAGAGATTGGCGGACATCAGGAATACCCAGCAAGCTCAATGGCGCATCCTTGGAGAGCGAGCCAGTCTCGTCCCGCGAACCGCTGAGTTGGAGAAGCGTACCGACGACCAAGAAATCCGACTCCGTGAACTGGAGCGGCGACAGTGGCGCAACGGATGGAAGTAACTAGGAGGGCATGATGGAAGGCGACGACACACACACACAGACAAGGGCCATGCAAGTCTGGACGATGAAGATGCTCTCGGTGTCTGTCACCGGAGGATTCTTTCTCGTCCTACTGGCCCTCATGTTTATTGAGATGCCCACGGCTTCGCATGACGCCATGCTCATGCTGCTAGGGGCGTTGGTCGCTGCGCTCGGTTCTGTGATTCAATACTTTTTTGGCAGTTCCGCAGGTTCCGCGAACAAGGACAACAACAAACCCAAGGAGACTGTATCATGACTGGATTATTGATTCTTGTGTTGACGCTCTCGATGAACGGCTGTAGCACCTGGAAGCAGATTAAGCAAGTGGTGCAAGATGTCCTGACGGTGCCGGAGACAGTGGCGCAGGACGGTAAGGATGGAGCGAAGGCGGTGAAAGATGCCGTGACCAGCGAACCGACCACGGCACCAGCTAAATAACGCTACAGCTTCGATTCTAGCTCGGCTATCCTCGCCTCCCGCTCCTGCCTCATGGCCGCGAGCTGCTCACGCTCTTTCACAACCTGATTCCCCCATGCCTCACAGGCAGATCGCGCCGCGAGCAATTCTACCGTTAGCCGCTCGATCTCCTGCGCCTGCTGCTCGATGGTGGCCCGCTGGGCGGCGTCGGTGTCACGCCATTTCCTCGCCGCTGAGTCGCAATGCTCCTGTATGAGCCAATCGCACTCTTTCACCACCTGCTCCCTGCTCAACGCGCTGGGTTGCGTCATTTCGTGATCCTCCATGCAATGAACGCAAGACACGCCATCATCGCCACAAATATGATCGCTGCATCACTCATCACGCCTCCTCGCTAT